CGCCGCCTGCTTGGCGGCGATCATGGTTTCGTCGGCGGTGACGCCTGTGTTGTGGGCGTTCATGATTGCGTTCTCCAGCAGCGGTCTTGCCACGCGCACATCCGGCATTCGAAGTGGGTCTGGTCGGCGAAGGCGCGCGGCAGGAGTTCTGCTGCCTCGGTCGCCGTGATCACCTTCACCGCCCGATCCGACATGCGTTGGGCAAGGGCTGCGTCAAAGGGGACGAGCTCGACGTAGATCTCCATCGTGTCGGCGTTCACCGCCGTGAAAATCGCCGGGTGCTCGTGTAGTTCGAGATAGGCCTGATACAGCGCGACTTGCGCCGCGTAGACAGGCTTGGAAATGGCGAGCCGGTTTTTCTCCAGATCGCGCCAGGACTTCGAGCCGAGGCACTTGTTTTCCCAAAGGGCTGGGTATGCGAAGCCCTCGGGGCCCCCGACGAATACGCCGTCGATGTGGCCCTGCAGGCGTCCGTCAGCCACCGAGAAACCGAACTGCTCGCCGTCGGCCTTGTGGGTGCGCAGATCGAAACCCGCGTCCCGCAGCCATCCGACCATGCACTCTTCATTGACGTGGCCACGCTCGAAGATGCGCAATATCCGACCCTGCACGTCGCGTCCATAGTCGACCGGTGCTTGCGCAAACTCGTACTGCAGCGCGCGTTCGCAAGCCACGCCCAACCGGGATGCGCCAAGGTAGTGGCGAACCGACTGGCGGGCACGCGCGCGTTGCAGACCGGCATCGACCAACACGCTGATTTGCCCGGACACGCTTGCCGTGGAATTGAAGTCCATCATGGCGTGGTCTCCCACGGCAGGTCGTCCTCAAGATCGGCAAACGGGTTCGCCAAGGGATCGGGCGTCGGAGGCATGCCGCGCACCGGCGGAAACTTGGTCGCCTCGTGATGCTCGACCATTGCCTCCGTGTAGCGGGTGACGATGGCGTCGATAACCCGCAGCGCTTCAGCTTCCGAGTAATCCCCGAGGGGCTTCGTGAAGCCGATTTCGCCAGCAGCTTCACCGAACGCCTTCAGGCACTTTTTCATCGAGGCGATCTCGATGTCAGAGGGATCAATCATCACGACCTCCCTGCGCTTGCCCGGCTCGTCCTTGGCTTTGAGCCAGTTGCCGTACATCGCGTGAAAGACGTTCTGGCAGCGCTGCGAGCAGAACACCCAGTCGATGGGGTAGCGACGGGGATTGCCGACACCGTGTTGGTTGTCGGTGTGACCGAATCCCCGCGCCTGACGTTTGCAGACCCAGCATTTCACGCCACCTCCTCAAACTCGTCGATCAACAGACCGAGCTGCAACGCGCCGCCCGCGAAGGCTGCCTCGCAACGCCTGCTGAAATCGCGGTAGTTGGTCGAGCAGCGCGCAATCGCCGTCACCGAATGAATCTGCTGCTCCAGCCGCGTCAACCCTTTGTCGGTCAGCCACTGGTGGTGCTTGTCCGAGATGCGCTTGCGACTGCGAATCTCATCGAGCAACTCCTCCGGCAACACCGGCCCGTAGACCCAGCGCTGGGTGATCTGGCCAAGGACGTGGGGCGGGTTCTGGGCGTGGCCCTGGTACTTCCAGCCAAACAGACGGTAGATGGCGCGGTAGTAGTCGGCGTGAAAGCGCCGTTCCCACGAGCCGCTGGATTGGCGCAGCAGCTTGGCAATCAAGTCCTGCAATGCGTCGGGCGCACGGTGGAACTGGTAGCCCGTTGCCTCGTCGATCAGAGCGACCTCGCCGGTGGTGGCCAGCGCGTGCATGATCTTCATGCAGTTGGGGACGATCCCCTTGCGAGCCTTGTGCAGCGTTCCGGTCAGCGCCGCATTGACCACGGCTGATGCGAGGTCAGCAATGATTCCAGCCGGAAAGAACTGCGTCTGCCGACCTGACGGCAGCAAAATCGGCTCACGTGTTTTCTCCAATTCCGACAAGGAGTTAGGCGCGAAATCGGTGAGAAATCGGGCGAATCGGCCACCCTTGTGGCCTTCGTGGAAGCCGAGCAATTTGGCAAGCTGGCGGCGCACGTAGCCGCGCTCGCCACCCTTGAGGACAACCGCTTCGCATTCCAGATCGCCGAAATGCACGACGCCGTAGTGGCTGGCAGTGAGAATGGATGTGTTCATGGCCATCCTCCTCACTGCGCCCATGACGGTTTGCCCGTCACGGGTGCGCGTTGTGGAGCAGCAGCGGGAGCCTGATAAACAGGTGCTGCCTGTGCGGGAGCGCCAGAGTTGCCACCGCCGGTGTTGGCCTTGGCCGCGACACCCTTCAACTTGGCGTAGTCGGCGTGGTCAGGCTCGACCGCCACCTTGACCACATTGCGATCCGCACCCTTGGCGTCCTTTTCGATATCAACGCGAACGATGAATTCGATCCCATCCAGTTCGTGAAAGCCCTGGATGCGGCGTGCGGCGGTGGCCTGCGGTGTGTTGTCCTGCGGATGGATATTGCGGGCACTGTTGAGCGCAGCGCGGATAAAGCTGCGTCCCATCTGGCCCCAGGTCGGCCCCTTCTTGGACAGCAGGCCGATGTTGCTCCACATCTTGCGTTTGGCATGCTCACCGTCGGTGACCACAAATTCGGCAGAAAGGTAGATCGACCCGGTGTCGAAGGATTCGGTGGCGTAGCCGCCGCCCCATCCTTGTTCCGGATCGTCGTAACCACCGGGCTTGATGGTCATACGTACCGGCACAACGGTGCCCTTGGGGATCAGATCGAAACCGGACTGCTGTGAGTCGGCGTCATTGAAGTCATTCCATGCATTGGCGGTCATTGCGATTACTCCTTGGATTCGGTATGGGTTTGGGCGGCGGTGCCGGACGCGGAAGCGCTGCTGGCGCACTTGGCGATCAGCGCGCCGAGATGCGGCGGCTCCAGCACGTCGAGGCGACCGCTTCGGTCTTTGGCGGGGAAGCCGTAGGGATTGACGGTGTGGGTGACGAAGGCGCGATACGAACTGCCGTCATCGGCCTTGAGCTCGGCCAGCGTCACCACCTCGTCGACGATCCCGGGCAGCTCAAGGCTGGTTTTGCTGCCTTCGATCTGTGGCACGAACACCTTGCGATTGAAGTCATCCAAGCGTTCGTCGAGGATCGCCACGAAGATCACGTTCTTGCCCCGGGCGTGTTGCAGGTGGGTCAAGGCACCGATCATTTCCTGCCCGAGCAGTCCGTAGGCCGCGCGCAGATCAGGCTTGCCGGAACGGTCGCTGACCGCACCCGGCTGGGCCTTGCACCACGCGAAGCACTGGCGCGACAACTGCGTGATCGAGTCCAGGAAGAAGGTCTGGTAACGATCCAGTTGCGTGGCATCGCCAAACTTCTCGATGACGTGGTCGTAATGCGCCTGCGAAAACGCACTCTCGGCAGGCAAGGACTTGTCCGGGCCAGCGAGGAACACGAAGAAGTCGCGGCTCTCCGGCCAGGACGCCGGACGGATGGTGTCGCCCGGCCAATCCGCCACGGACAGATCACCCGCCTCGATGTCGAGGAACAGCGTGGTGGTGGGGTCGAGGTCTTTGAGGCGGGTGGTTTTGCCGATGCCGGATTTGCCCAGCAGCAAGAGCTTGACGCCCTTGCGCTCGGCCATGCGTTCGACGGCGGACACGATGGGGAGCTTCTTCATTGCGCATCCCCCTCGATGGTCAGCGTGAACGAGGGCTTGCCGGGTTCGACCGTGCGGGCTGCAGCGAACTGCTGCTGCAATGCTGGCGGCCAGTTGGTGTACCGCGACTCGGATACGGCCAGCTTGACGTCGATGTAGCCTTCGACCTTCTCGCCGGAGGACACGATGCGTTCGGCAATTTCGGCCAACTGCTTCTGGTTCCAGCTGACCTTCTTGGGCTGCTCAAACTTGATGTGCAGCGGGCCATCGCTGATGTGGGCTGTGCCGAAGTCACGACCGGAGTCGCGCAGTGCGGTACGGCCCTGGTCGCCGAAACGTTGATCCAACGCGGCATCAAGTTTGGTGCGCGTTTTCTTGGCCCAATCGATCAGATGATCGAGGTTGGCGTCAGCCTCGACCAGTTGGGCTGGCGGCAGGTTGGCCAGTTGGCTCACCGACATTTCGGCGAGATCAGCGGGGAATACGGTCAGATCGCTCATGGCCGCCCCCTTACTGGTATGCCCGAGCGAAGGTCGAGTAGCGCGAAACGCGCCGCTCAAAGGCTTCGACTTCGGAGATCAGGTAGGTGACACGGGCTCCCAACTTGCAGAAGACTGGGCCCAAGGACTCTTGCCGCCAGCGGCGAAGAGTTTTGACGGAGAGCCCCCAGCGGGTGGCGAGCTCGTTTTCATCGATGGCGATGCGCGTGGCACGGTCTCGAATGTTCCGGCGGTGTGACCGACCGGATTCAACTGATGGGACTTGGTTTTGCATTTCGATGTGCCTCCTTTATGAAATGGGCACATCGAAGTTTCCGCATGGATTTACGGCCTGAGTCCGGGCCGACATACGGAAAAACTTACGGATTGTTATTGGCGTCGAACTTGGTAGTGGCCGCCAGCCTTGACCAAAAGGAGGTATTCCTCGCGGGTGGCCTTGTCGCCAAAGGCTTCATCGAATGAGCGATAGCCGCAATCCACTTTCGACTTGACCTCGGCCCACTTCATCGCCGGTGGCGTCTTGCCTTCCACGCCCCACATGAACTTGAGGATGGCTGCACGCGTATCGCTCACCAGACGCGACTTCTCGAAGTGAGGCAGCTTCACTCGTGTACCTTGCAAAAACTGTTCAGGTTCAGCGTCGCCATTGGAGGTCACGAATCCACGCAAAACCCGGTCGAAGGCGCTCGCGTCGAAAACGTCCTGCCCGTCTTCCACGCGAATGAAATCGATCAGGCTGCGCATGACGTGGTCACGAGGAAGTCTGTCGCTGCTTTGTCGATGCCGCAGGAGCACACCACCGCGAGACCACGCCGTGTCGCACAGCACTGGCGTCGTTTCTGCGGCCGGTGCGCGCTCCCATAGACGCCCGACAAACACCGGCGCGAAATCGTGGGTACCAGCGATTCGCGCATTACCGAGGTGCCAGAGGTGGTCTGGTACCCGGGTACGCCGTTGCGATAGCTGTCGTGGCTCTATGCCGATCAGACTGCACAGATCGGTGAGCCACGTATCAATGCGCAGTGCGTAAAGCACGATGTCAGAGAGCGGGCGCGTGACGATTCGAGATCGCTGTTGAGGGCTCCGGTATCGGAACACGCCAGCGTCCTCGTCGATATCGGCTTCCACCTCTTCCTCCGAATCGAGGAAAGGCACCATCACACGGGTCAAGTAGCCATCCTCAACCACCCACCGACGGCGAACAA